CACCAAATATAAAAAATAAACCCATACAAAATAAAGTAAAGTTAAAAGGATTCATTAGAAGTTCTCCTCTAAGACTTTTAGTTTTTCTTCTGCATTGGAATATTGTTCAATAAGTTTATCTAATGATTCTACTACATTAGGATGTTCTGCAACTCCTACATGCTTATCAAGGTAAACTTCTATGTTAGCTTTGGCTTCTATCATTTCAGCCATATATCTAGCTTGTAATGCTTGATACAATAATGTGTCTTTATAGTAATGTTCTTTCATATTATCCTTCACAACTTATACATTCTACTTCATCTAATTTAATTCTAGGTACTTTAACATTTACATTCTCTGCACCTCTAGCTCCATCAGACCTAAAGTAATACAAAGACTTTAGTTGGTTCATACCATACCAGTGTACATCACTCACATACTGTAAATATTCATTATGTGTTTCCTGCTCCATAGAAGCCTCAGGAGGCACAAAAAATAAATTTACTGACTGAGCCTGACATATAAATTCTTGACGCTTATATGCGTGTTCTACCACCCAGATTTGATTAATTTCATTGGCAGTCTTAAATAATTCTTTTTCTTGCTCACTAAACTCATCTAAATGTTGTATTGAACCTTTTGCTACATTAATTTCTTTCCAAATGTTTTCTTTTTCTTCTGCAGTTTTAAATTTTTTATTTATTAATTTTTCTAAATATTTGTTTTTTACTTTATAACTTCCAGATAAAGTTTTATGTGTATAAACATTAGCCCTAAAAGGTTCTATTGACGGTGACGTACCACCGCATATGATACTACTACTAGCATTAGGGGCAACAGCAAGAAGATGAGCATTCCTAAGACCAGAGTTAGAAACGTCAGGAGCTTCACCCCTACTATCAGCGAGTCTTTTAGATGCTTCCACCGCAGATTTTTTAATGTGCTTAAACGCTTTGTAATTGAAACTAGTAGCGAATAGACCTTCAAAGGGAATGTTTTTACTTTGGAGATAAGCATGGAACCCCATTGCACCAAGTCCGATAGACCTTTCACGATAGGCTGAGTAAGCTGCCTTAGTGAAACCTTCTTGACCTTCTTTGATATAATTTTTAAACCTTTTAAAGTTTGCATTGTATTCTCCAAGTTGTACAGTATCCACTGCATTGTCAATAAAATGCTGTAAAACATTGTCAAGCATAGTAATTAAGTCTTCTATGAACAGATTATCTTTGGACCACTCGTCATAGTACTCAAGGTTTACACTTGACAAACAGCATACAGCAGTTCTTTCTTCGTTAGTAGCTAGTGTTATTTCAGAACACAAGTTACTTTGTTTAACTTCTAATCCTAATTCTCTTTGTTCTTTAGGTAAAGCATCATTACAAGTATCTATATTAACTAAATAAGGCTCACCAGTTTCTGCACGAGTCTCTAATATCTTAGACCATAACTCTCTAGCTTTGACTATCTTAACAGCATCCCCAGATTTAGGGTCAATCAATCGCCAGTCATCGTCATTACGAATAGCATCTAAGAATGCATTTGTTATGTTAACACCATGATGTAAGTTTAAACACTTTCTATTTATATCACCGCCAGATTCTTTTCGCATTATCATAAACTCTTCAATCTCTGGATGCGATATATCTAGATAAGCTGCATAGCTACCACGTCTTGTTGTGCCTTGATTGAAAGCCAACATTTGAGAGTCAACCACATGCATAAAAGGTATAGACCCTGTAGACCTACTACCATTAGAAGTAGAAACACCATCACTTCTTACCTCTCCCCAGTAACCACCAATACCGCCACCGGAACTAGCTAACCAAATGTTTTCATCGTAGTGGGCTGATAAACCATGCCTACTATCAGGCACATGATTTAAGAAGCAGCTAATAGGTAAACCTCTAGTAGTGCCACCGTTAGAAAGAATAGGTGTACTAAACATAAACCAATGATTAGACGAATAGTCATATATTCTTTGAGCCATTTCATAATCTGTTTCATCTTTATATGTGCTTACATAAACAGCAGCTCTAGCAAAAGCTTCCTGAGGACTAGTCTCTGTATCCCATAAATATCTATCTTTGATAGTATCTTTACTAAACTTATCAAGCTTTTTATCTTTGTCATAATTTATTATTATTCCTAAATAAGGTTTTTCTCCTACCTTGTCTTCAACCATCTTTGTCCTCTAATACTTTTAATAATCTTTTTTCGTACCACTCAGCCTTACGCAAGTCCTCTATGCCATTCTTGTAACGGAATCTCCATCTATATTTCAACGAGTTGCCACGTAGATACCCAACAAACTCTTCGTGAGTTAGCATAGCTTCAATAGCGTCTATGCACTCTATATCGCCTTGATTGTAATGTTTAGGTTTGTTAACTACGTCTTCAACCATTTGCAAACTTACTAGTAATTTCTTCTACTTTAGGTTCTTTGGCAACACGAGTCAGATACATTAGACCTTTTGCATATTGGAATACTCTTAATCCCTTACCATCGTTGGTATCTTTATGACATTCAAACTTATGTGGACAGTAAGTACACTCTCTCGCTAATTTAAAGTTACCTGAGCTACCTTCAGGGATAGGTCTGTAACATAATTCTGGAGGAGTCTTCGAAGATATTGATTTCCGAACCTTATTAATTCTATCATCTATATTTATTTTGTCAAGTTCTTCTGGACAATAAAGTGCAAGTTCTCCTGTTTCTTTATTGATTGCAAGGAATCCTCCTTTATCTGTACCCTCTGCAGTCTCATAACCAGACAGTTGAGCCATATACCCAAATATATCATTCTCTGCTAGAGTACCATTCTTAAACTTTTGGAAAGCAAAATTAGATGCAGATTTAATATCAACAACCTCACCATCTATCTTACAGTCCATATGTCCTAAGATACCATTTATCTTTATTTCTTTTTGTTCATCAGTAACTGCATGTCCGGCAAGTTCTGTTAAGAACAATACAACCCTTTCAAGTATGTGACCGTATAAAAACTTAATCATAGTAGGAGCATTGATACCAGTAGACTTTCGTTCTGAGTTCATGTCATACCATAATTGTCGCATAGGCTTTCCAATATTAGACATACGTAACATAGGTTGCTGATTAGCCCTAGGGGTAAGCCAGTCTTTTAAGGCTTGTTTCATAAACTCGCCATAAGCATCTATGTGTTCTTCTTTTACATCAATAGCTTCGCCTTGCCCTAAACGACCTACTACTTCGTAGATATCTTCTACTACTGTTTCAAGTTTTCTTTTCTTTCTTCTCGGCATTATCTAACTCTTTAAATGCTTTTATAACATCACTAGAAAATAGTTTCTGTAAGTTAACAAGAAACATTCTACTAGCATTATGGTCACCGCCACTAACTGTTCTAAATGTATCAAGCTGTTCTACAATCTTTCTCAACACTTCTGTTTTAAAAACTAACGTACAATATTCTTCATCTCCTATACATAGATTATGAAACCAATAATCAGATTCAGTTGCTTTTATGCCTGATGGTTTACTATAAGATTCATACTCTATTGCTATGTTACCGGTTGATTGCCAGATGTCTCTCTCAGACTTTACTTCAATCTTTTTGTTAACAAACAAATCAGCAATCTTATCTTCTCTAATAGTTCCATACTCTAAATCTATATCAAACTTCTTTCTGTCTTTCTTAGTGGGTTTCATTACAAACCTCCTTGTATTCTAATAAACAACTTAAACAAATAACTTCCATATCTAATTTATCAGGAGAATAATAAGTTGTTTTTATACCATAACTTTTATATTCAGAAATTTTTTCTTCCCATTCTATATCTGTGTCTAAAACAAAATCTGATATAAGTCTAGCATTCTCTCCTTCTTGTTCTAATAAATCATCTAGCTCAGTAGAGTTACAATAACAACTAGTGGGTTTCACTCCAATCCTCCCCAATTTTATATTCCCCTGTTAAAGGGCATCGCATATGTAATTGTTGTCCTGCCTGTTCTATTGCTTCGACACCTTTGATTCCTACAAAAGTAGCTACGGTGTCTTTAACTTGTATCTGCCATTCATCATGTATGTTAGCAACAAACTTAGCATCAAACAAGTTTAATTTAATAGCATCATGTAAGTTGCACATCGCTTGTTTCATTACAATAGCACCACCGCCTTGTAACAAAGTATTCAAAGCAGCATGTTCATGTCGTACAAATATCTTACGACCATCAAGACTTTTTAAATATCCTTTTCTCGAAGCATCTCGAACTCTTCCCGTAAGGTTTTCAAGTGCAGGGAGGTTGGTGAGAAAACGGTTTCTAAGTTCTTTACCTGCTTTTCTGTTAGCTCCAACCACACTTCCAATCTTTTCATCTCCTGCTCCGTATATAAGGGCATAGATGAAAGTCTTTGCTTGATTTCTTGATTCAAGTCCTGCAAGTTTTTGATTAGTTGTATGTATGTCTCCATGTAAAATCTCGTCAATATAATCTTTATCGTTCATGTAATGAGCTAACATTCTTAGTTCTAACCCACTAGCATCAACACCTAATAGTTTGTAACCTTCCGGGACTATCCAACAAGCACGACATTCTTTACCATAGGGGTTTACAACACTAGGCACTTGAGCCATATTAGGATTTCTATGTGTCATTCTACCTGTAATAGTACCGTTAGGTATAACTCTACCATGTACTCGTTCACCAATTAGTTCATCCATCCACGATGATATCTGTGCTATTCTTTTTTGTAACAGTAAAAACTCAGCTATCAGTCTTGCTTCTGGTATGTGGTCAATCTTTTTTAATGTACCTTCATCTACTATTGGTTGACCAGTAGGGGTAAATCGTTTTGGCTTCCAACCAAAGTCAATCAGGTATTCTCCTATTTGTTTACGAGAACCTAAATTAAACTCTACTAATTTTTTACGAGTAAATGGTTCAAAGTTATTTGTATCTAAACATTTTTTGTATTCTTCTTCAGTAAGTCCCCTCATAGAGAGGGTGCCATCCTTTTTAATGTAAGGGTTTACTACCTTGTCAGCTACCCACTTAGGCTTAAAAGTTTCTTGTACTTCATCTTCTACTTCTGTCATCCTTGTTTTGAGTTGTGCTAGTAAAGTCATAGCTCTTTTCTCATCAAACAAGAATCCGTTTGTCTCTTGTTCTTTCATAATCTCAGCGACCTTGTGTTCTAAGTCTATGCTTTGTTTAGAGAATCCGGAGCTTTCTTCTATTAGATGTTTGTAAACGACCTCATTTAGCCTTACATCCTGTATGCAGTATTCAAGCATTTCAGGTGTATATTCTTCAAAGTCTTCTGGTTGTTCTTGCTTAGGTAACTTAACTCTAAAACCCCATGTTTTTAAACTGTGTCCGTTCTCTCTGACTGGATTAAATAATCTAGACATGACTAAAGTATCCTCTAACTTGTTATCAAGAAAGGATGCTTTGTGTAGTTTTTCTAAGACAGGAATATCATAACCAATGATGTTATGTCCTATGAGAGTTTTAGCTGATTGTAAAAACTTTATACCTTCTTCTATCTGGGTAGGGTCAAAGGTATGTACTGGTCCGTCTAGTTCTTTGGCAACTATACACCATATCTTAGTAGGGGTAAGTCCATCAGCTTCAATATCAAAAATCAAATTCATTATCGAATGTCTGCTCCTCAGAGACTTCAAAGAGTCTGCCGGTGTCAGGATTATACCTGAGAGAACAAGCAAGTCCAGTATCGCCTGTGTACCTAGATTTTAATACTCTTACTTTAGTTGTGTTAGCTTCTTCTGGATTCTCTGCCTGTTGATTACGTTCTAATGCAATTACACAATCAGACAGTTGTGCTATACCTTGTGAACCTTTTAAATGAGATAAGGATACTTCAACCCCATTCTCATGTCCTTTGTCTCCGTTTGCTCTACGTAAGTGAGACACTAAGAACATTCCTACTCCTGTTTCTTCAACAAGACTTCTTAATCTGTTCATTAATGAATCTATACCTCTACGTTCATCACCTTCTGTCATTACGTTTACGAGCATATGTAAGTGGTCTACTACAATCCATTTACACTGACAACCAACTATGATGTACCTAAGTTTAGAAAAGATTTCTTCTATATCTGTTGCTCCTAGATGAGCATGAATGAAGACTCTGCCTTTCTGTATAACATTATCAAACATAGTTTGTAGTTGTTCGTCTGAATATTTATCTCTAGTTTCGTTTAAATAAATTCTGTCATTGGCTTCTATTGATATGATACCGTCTGCAGTTCTTAGCCAGTTCTCTTCTAAGGCAACGATACCTACATTATCTTGTGTATTCTTAATTAGCCAGTGTTCTAACTCTCTAGTTACTGAAGACTTACCAAGTCCTGTACCACCTGTTAGAGTAACTAGTTCTCCTCTTCGCATACCGTAAAGCTTTTTATTTAGTCCTTCCCAAGGATAGGCTATGCTTTCTTTTACTTCTCTGTTTAGCCATTCATCTTTCTTAGCTGATAAATCTAATATGCCTGATGGGGTATAAGTCTTAGCATCCCACCAAGCCTGTGTAAACTCAGCAAACTTCTTTTGCTTGAGCATATCATTAGCGTCTTTGAAACCATTAGGCAGTGCCATGATTCTTACCTTTCCGGGCTTGATTATTCTAGCTACTTTCTTTGTGGCTTCTCTTCCTGCTTTGTCATTGTCAAAACATAAGACTACATTCTCAAATGATTCAACAAACTCTATGCTTTCTCGGATATCTTTTACTGCTCCTGCAGAACCAGTCTTGATAGATACGACTGCATACTTACCTTGAAACAGCTCGTGAACTGCCATCGCATCGCATTCGCCTTCAGTTATTGTCAGATACTTACCGCCTTTGTTACGATAAAGTTGTTCACCAAACAAACCAGTACCTTCATAAGTACCATTGAATAGAAACTGTTTGTCTTCTATACGTCTTGTTTTAGTGCCGACTATTTCTGTGCCATTGAAGAATGGATAGATATGCTTAATAGTTTTACCTGCTAAGTCTTTTACAACTCTTACACCAAACTTACTTGCAGTTGCTTTTGAGATACCTCTGTCTTGTAAGTCATCAAAGATTCCTGTGTATGAATTTAAAAATGTACTGGTATGTTTCTCTACTGTTTCTTCTGGCACATAGTCCTCATCATATTTAGGGAAACGAGTAGAACAACTAAAACACCAAGCCGAACCATCTGCATTCATTGATACAGGGTCCGAACCGCCACATTTCTTACAGGGTAATTTATGTTTTATAAACGTGCTTTTACGTTCTTCCATTCTATCTCCATTGGTCTAGACTAGGGAAAAAACTAAGGGAAAACCCTAGTCTAGTTTGTTTTTTAAGACTTGTCTTCTTCGACAATCTCTGCTTCAACTACTTCAGTCTCTGGCTCAACGATTGATTCAGGACTATCTTCAAGCAACCTTTCTAGGTTTGCTCTGTGAGTAGCCGAGGCAAAACTTAGTGCTTCAGTTACAGTATCTAAATTACCTACCTTAGAAATTATAACTCTAGCCTCTCCTTGCTTTGCCTCGTCTGAAATCTTAGTAACATCATAAATTACTTCGCCATCATCTTTTTTTACTGTGATAATCATTTAAAACTCCTCGCCATCTGCTAATAGTTCTTCACCATCTGCAGAACGATATTCAATTAAATCTACGACCTGTACAGCTTGTAAGTCTAATCCCTGATAAGGACCATACTTACCTTCACCTGAGTATTCATTGAACTGTACTCTGACCTTAGAACCATTCCCTACAGCAACATTTATTTCTTGCTTGTCTTTATCAAGAAGTCTAGGTGCCGGTCTAGTAATACCATTCGGACCATTAACTTTTCTTTTGATAACAATAGCAGGACCTTCATCGTGCTGTTTTATTTTGTGTCCACGAGAGGCAAAATCATTTGCTATTTCCTCGTCAACAATTAAATCAACTGTATACATAGGTTCAAATTTAGTATTAGGTGTAGTAATACTTGCCCATTTTACAGTACCTTCTAGTATTGCCATGTAAAACCTCCTTTGGTTACAAATAAATTAAGTGAGAGTTTTGAGCTAACCACTCTCAGAGCTATGGAGAAAACCAAACCTAACACATACATGAACGGAGATAGAGGGCTTATGGTTCGTGTTAAATTACTCATGTTAAAATCTCTTTGAATGTTACTAGACCATTAGCCCAAAGTTCTACGAAATAGTTATCTTTAATTCCTCTGACTGAGTAACAGATTTTATTCTCATACCAATCAGTGAAATGTTCATCACTATAATCAACGAACCTCTTGTATTCATCTTTAGTTAACATTTTGGATTCTGAAAAATATAACATAGTTTTAGTTTACCACAACTTTAATTGGAATACTACAATCTTTTGAGAATTGTTTTGTTGTTGCAAACGATAAGACATACTCAGTAACTTTTCTTTCTAAGTTTGCCGGAATAGTTTTACTGTACTGCAAGTCAATTAAATTATAATTGTCTACAGAATAACTAACAGTAAACTCCTGAGTCTTTCTGAGTTTAACCTTCTTAATAAAATTACTTAAATTATTTCCTGCTCTGACACAAGAGTAATCTATTGATGGCTCTGGTTCTGGTACATACTCTGGAGCATAGTCCTCTTCTGTTGGTACAGATATAGTAGCCATGCTTTCTTTTTCTCGCATTATCTCATCCCATGCGGCTTGTATTTGTTCTTCTGTTTCATGTCTATGTTCTCTAAACTCAGTCTGTAATGCATAAAACATTTCTAAGAACTCATCATTAGTAGCAATAA